AACACTACTGATCCAGGTGCAGGCAATTTAAGATTTAATACTACAGGAACAAACGGAATTTATTTTGGATCTAGTTCTATATTGACCGATTATGAAACTGGTACTTGGACACCAAGTCAAGGTTCAGGATTAACAGTTGTAGGAACATTTAGTTCTGCTGGTACATATACAAAAATTGGTAGATTAGTAATGGTAAACTTTAATTTAAGTGCCACAACTTCTATTTCTGCAAATGCTGGAGCTATAATTGCTGGAAATTTTCCTTATGCTCCATCAACAGGTAGTGGTTTAGGTTTTAATGGTTCAACTACAAATAGTACTAATACTGCATATAACGGAGTATTTATTTATTCTACTTCTATGTATATTGATGGTATTTTAGCAGCAACATCTGGTTTAAATATTACTATAACTTACAATGTTTAAGGAATAAAAATGGCACTTACACAGACCTCTATAATAGACGAAATAACAATTAACTTAAATGGTGTTATTTTATATCGTACTAACAATGTTGTTATGGATGGAGATAAACAAATTGCTCAAGGTTATGTTAGAAATAGCATAGTGCCTGGATCTGATTTAACAGAACAACCAGCTAATGTTGTAGCTATTGCTAATGTTGTTTGGACTTCAGAAGTAATTACTAATTATCAAGCAGAAATAGCTGCACAAACAGCAAAACAAACAACAATGGTGGCTTAATTATGACAACACTTATACCAAAATATGACGTAATGAATGGTGGATCTACTCCAACAGGAGCTATCAATAGAGCTATTAATCTTAAATTAAACGAATTTTTATCCGTTTTAGATTTTGGTGCTGATAATACAGGAGTTACGGATTGTAGTTCTGCTATTAATAATGCTATTACTGCTGCTAATGGACAAAAAAATATTTATTTTCCAAAAGGAAGTTACAAATTTTCTGTAACCATAACCAATCCAGCATTAGCAACAATGTTTTATGGCGAAAATGAAGGATCAATATTAATTCCATTATCTGCTTCTGCTCCTTGTTTTGTTTTGCAATATACAGGAACAAGTGGCGGTTCTTTTTTACAGTTTAAATTTAAACAATTAAATTTTACGGACTCAGGTACTCAAACATCTTGTGCTATATGGTCTATTTACACGATGGAAATTGTAGATTGTCATTTTAACAATTTAAAATACGGAATTTTAGGTAATAGTTGCGAATGGTCAAGATTCGATGCTTGTTATTTTAATCGTTGTTTATTTGGTGTTTATGCAACTACGGCTTCTGCAGCTAATGATCCATTAGGTTTTGGTTCAACCGTTTTAATTAATCCTAGCGAATGGTATTTTACAAATTGTTGGTTTGACTATTGTAATTGTTCGTATTTTGAAGAACAAGTTGATAATCCGTATGAAAAAGACAATCATGTAATGTTTACATCTTGTCAAATAATTGGTGGAAATTCTGCTGTTGTTGTAATTCAAGCAAACATCGGATGCACAACATTTTTAAAATGTTGGTTTGAAGGTAGATCTGGAACTGAAACTGGAATAACAGTTAGAGGTGTAACTTATCCAAGTTGTATTATTTATTCTGGTGGAACATCTATAGATTTAATTGATTGCAGAGATATGACTGCTCCAAATCCAGTTTATGTATATAACTCACCAGCTACACCAAATGATTATATTAACTTCTTTAGAATGTCAGGAACTAATATTAATGGTGCTTTTGTACCTACATTTGGAACTAATGTTATTTCAACTATTAAAGATTGTAATATATACAATAATAACGGATATTCTTTAGTACCATTTACTAACGTAAAAAATGTAGTTCCTTTATTACCTGTTTCCAATAGTGGCACAATTTTTAATTCTACAGTATGGCCTATCCAACAAGTTCAAGGAAGTGCAACTGGGCCATTTTTAAATTTATGGACTAAAGGTTCTTGTGCTGGAGCAACATCAAATGTTGTTGGTTCTCCTACCGTAGCTATTACAAGCGGTGATGGTTTAATTTCAAGTAAATACTTATCTGTAACAAATTGTGCAAATGGTGATGGACTTTCATCAGGGACATTTACTTCTGTTACTAACGCTTTTTATGTAATAACTTTTGCTTTAAAACAAACGTCAGGTATTGGTAGAACATTTTTTAGTTCTTCTTTTGGGTACGCTAACGGAATTAATGGCGGTGGTTATTTTATTGTTCCGTCTGATGGCAACTGGCACTCATATACTGTAATATCAGGGTGCGTGTCAGGAGGTACTGCTGGTGGAGCTACTCTTACTAATGCAAGTGGAACAAGTATTTCTTTTGGAATGTCGGCTATTCAAGTAGTTCAATTTCCTAATTTACCTCAAGCATTACAATATGCTCAATCTGGAATTTATACTTTACCTGTAGTTTTATAAATTATTATGATTAATTACATCCTATTCGCTATATTCGTTATTCTTCAATGTGGAGACTTTTGGACTACTTATCAATGTCTAAAGTCAGATAAAGGACATGAAGGCAATCCAATTGTTGCATTTGGAATATCTAAGATTGGATTAATTCCTGCATTGGCTATTTATAAATCATTAGCTGTTGTTATTGGATGGTTTGTTAAAGATGTTTTAATTGCTATTGCTATATTAGATGTTGTTTATACATATATTATCTATTCAAACTATAAGATTATGAAGGCTTAGTATGGATATGGAAGCTGTAATTGCTGAAAATGATAAGCGTTTGTCTGTGCATGAAGCTGTTTGTGCAGAACGCTACGAAGGTATATTGGATTCTTTTGACAAAGGATCGAAGCGTATGCAACGTATTGAATATCTTTTATACGCTGTGATTATATCTGTATTTTTTGGTAAAGACATGATTGTCGATATTGTTCAACATTTAATATCAAAATGAAATGGTTAATCCAATTGCTGAAGGTGCAAGCTCTCTAGCAGATAGTTTGGAACAAACTAGGCAAGCTGGAAAGAAACTTACCAAGAGCATTGAGAACATACAACGAGATGGAACAGAAGTCGCATTACAGGAATTAGAAGCAAGAAAGAAGCATAAGATTCACGAAGAAGCAATGGAAAACTCGATGATATATCGAGCTATCCAAGAGTATCAAAATCAGAGTGCCATCATTCAAGCAGAAAACGAAGCTGAAAAAGAATTTAAAGCCAAGTATGGTGCTAAAGAATGGTCAAAAGTATTAGAGTTAAAACAAGTAGTAGAAAAAGAACATTTAGAAAGTAAGAAGTATTACGGTCATAAATTAGAAGACGTAAGACGAGTGCAGTTTTGGTGTTTCTTTGCAGCGTTTATTGTTACCAGTTTGTTGTTTTATTTTAATCTTGTATGACATGGGCAACCATTTGGTTCATTGTTTATTTGATTGAGTTGTTCATTTGGGCATATGTATTTTATTTGCATTTTGAAGAAAAAATACATAAGAAACCTAAAGTAAAGTTTCCTATGGAACATAAAGTAATTGTTCGAACCAAGAAGGATATAGTGCGTGGATGATGATTTATTCAAATGGTGGACAATATTTGCATTGATTTGTATGATGTTAATTATTCTATTAAAGGACTAACTATGGCTCTCGATCCAATATCCGCAGCACTTGATTTGGGTAATACGTTAATTACTCGTATCTTTCCTGATCCAGCTCAAGCTGCCAATGCCAAATTAGAATTATTAAAACTCCAGCAATCTGGTGATTTAGCTCAAATGACAGCTCAAACTGATATTAATAAAGTTGAAGCATCTAATTTATCCATATTCGTATCAGGATGGAGACCAGCTATTGGATGGGTATGTGCCTTAGCACTTGCTTATCAATACCTTTTAAAGCCATTAGCGATGGGTATATTGCCAAATTTTGGTATAGCAATTGCTCCATTACCAGGACTTGATGATAATTTATGGCAATTAATGATGGGTATGCTTGGTATGGGTGGATTAAGAACAATGGAAAAAATGCAAGGAGTTGCTTCTAAATGATTAGTCCTAAGTCTGTGCCAGGCTTTGTAACCGTATGCGTAACCATTACATTATGTATTGTAATTATTGGAATGGTAGGTGCTTTACTTGCTGGATTATTTGATACTCAAGTAGATAACAGTAAAATATTTGAAGCAATTACACCAGCATTTCAAACAATTATTGGTGGATTTATCGGACTTATAACAGGTATCAAAATAGGACAAGAGCAAGATGACAAATGATCAATTAAAAGCAATAGGACTTGATGAAAAGTGGCTACAACCGTTAATTGATGTATTTGCTAAATACGATATATCAACTCCTAAAAGACAAGCTAGTTTTATTGGTCAATGTCAGCATGAAAGTGGTAACTTTAAAGTATTAGAAGAAAACTTACATTACAAACCTGATAGACTTCATATTGTGTTTCCTAGTCGTTTTCCTACTGTAGAGAGTGCATTACCATTCGATACACCAGAAAAGATTGCTAACAAGATATACGGTGGTCGTATGGGCAATTTAGAAGATGGTGATGGATGGAAGTATCATGGTCGTGGATTAATTCAATTGACTGGCCGTGATAACTATAAATCGTTTAGTGATTCGTCAGGAGTGGATGCCATTAATAATCCTGATTTACTGTTGCAACCAGAGTACGCTTGTTTATCTGCTGGATGGTACTGGAATAAACGGAATTTAAACATGGCAGCAGACGCTAGTGATTATAAAACGATGACGCAACGCATCAATGGTGGTTTGCTAGGACTGGATGACCGTATAGCAAAGATTCAAAATGTAGAAAAGATATTAGGTGGATCATAGATTTGGTTACTGCTAGCTGTAAGTCGGAAAATAGGAAAAAAACTTACTTGTAACATCCTCTAGTGCCTATTTAACTGATCCACGAATCATTCTACACATTTGACGTTCTTTTGGTGTGAAATCAGGACTTATTTCCATGAGTCCACAATCTTTTTTAATTTGGTATCTTTCTAATTCAGTTAAAGAAATAACAAATAAACACACCAATAAAGAAAAAATAACGGCTACGTTAATAACCGTTCTCATTTTGATAACCATTTCTTAAATATATCCCAGATACCTTTAGACAATAAAGCTGTTTGTAGTCTAAGCATATCAGGATCAGTTTCAATATATGGTCGTGGTTTATAGTTAATACCTATTTTGACCTTACCTGTATTGTATGGTGTCATAGAAATCTCCTAGAATGGAATGTCATCCTTAATATCAGCTAGAGTTGCTGGAAATTCTCCACTTGGCTTGTCCTCTGGTTCGTTCAAATAAGCCATTAGAGAACCGTCTTTTAACGATAGTAATGGTAATGACTCAAGTTTCAGCATTAAGCCGTTCTTGGTTTCAATAACGACTCCTATAGACTGATATTTCTTCTTGGACTTACCATCTTTATCTGTGTATTCAGATATTGCTGCTTTTACATAATATTTAATACCCATATCAACTTCCTTTCATTAAATTAACTTCACTTTCAACTTCACTTAAAAACTTGACTACTTCAGATTCTATTTCATCAATCATCGTTTTATCACGTTCTACACGACAAATAAACAATTGACTACGTTCAGGCATTCTTGGGTCAAAACTCACGAAATCTGCCCATTGTCTATTGGTTACTGCCATTTGGGATTGCATTTGTATAACGTATTTAGCTGGTGGTTTACCATCTTTAATAGTTGCCCAATGTGTAGCAGAGTTAGGACACTTGATTTCAATAAGCCCATCATTATTGACAAGGCCATCAGGAGAGCAACCGAACCAAGATATAACGTCATGGTCGATAAAAGCGATTTGGTCAACAAAATTACCTGTTTTAACTTCATAAGCAACTCTCGCCTGTGGTTCTGTGGATGTACCCCATTGCATAGCCTCATTCATATATGTTGGTTCAATATTACCTGTAACTCGCTGAAGTGCAAGCTCGATAAGATAATTTCCTCGACTAGCAGATACACCAGTCTTAGTCTTGGCTAAAATATCAGCAACACGACTAGCAGTAACTTTACCTAAACGACATTCTTTAAGCCATTGTTCCGAACCTTGGATAATTCCTTCATACACATTAGCATTTAAAGTAACTGTTCCATCGTGGTTTGTTTTCATTTATCTTGTGCCTTTCTTAGTATTGCTCTTGCAAAATCAATCATTGCTTCTTTTGTATTCCAAGTTTCAAGTTTTTCGCTGACAATTTGAGTTATTTCCTCATCTGTTAATTCACGAAGTTTTACTTTAGCAATACCATTCCAATAACCAGTTGCGTATATAGCAGATTCTTTGTCGGTCATTTCACTCGCTTTCTTTAGTAGTAATTTTGAGTATTCATACACACTTTCAAAAAGTTCATCTTCAGAAGTTCTGCGTAATACCAACATAAAAGCAACT